TAATATATGTTTAGATAAATAACTACGGACCGAATAGGTAATAACGTTTATTAGACCATAAAGAAGTAACATAATAATACTCTATAATATAACCATATGATATTAATTAAATTAAATTAAATTAAAACAATACCTTTTTTAGTTCTGCGCGTTTTTTTAAAGTATATATCTGTTGTTTATGTGCTGCCAAATATTTCATTAATTTATCTAAATCATCACCATTTAGATTATAAAACTTTATAATACCCATTAATTTGTCCATATTTTCCTTCTTAATATAATTAAAAAATAAATCGGTAAATTGACAAATAATATTAGTATTGGACATTTTGAATATTTTTATTTTTAGGGCATTTGAATGTTTTAGATTACTATATTCCTGTGATGTTTTATTGAGTAATGTAGAAAAGTTCAATGTTGAGTAACTATTATATGATTTTTTCTCCATATTTTCAATTAGATAGGATGTTTCGGCGCATTTATAACTACAATTAATACCGCTTAATTCCCAATGTTGATTAATATATATATTATAATCCATCTTATCCGAATCCGAATAATTCTTATATATTTTCAGTATATTCGTTAATTTACTATCATCCGAATCTTTCTTATTTTTAATGATATATTCGCCGAAATTTTCATATAAGATCATGGGTATAATGGCTTTATTGGACTCGTAGAGGGACATTATGGAATCTAAATCCTTATATTTATTGAGTATTTTGGAGACACATTCATAATATGTATTTTCCACATCTTTCTTAGCATAATTTTTCAATAATTCGGTAACGGTTTCGAGATTTAATGTTAACTTTGAAGTAAACACATATTCCATTAAGATACCTAACCGTCTATAATCTGCTTGACTATTATCGATAATTAAATTGACTACTTCCTCATCATAGTCTTGGATATTTTCTTGATTTAAAATAAATTTACAATATTTCTGTAAATTATATTTAGATGGAGAAGTAAATTTAATAAAAACTGATTTAGCTTTCACTTCGGTTAATTTTTTATCTATAGTATTGCTAATACAGATAAACGGTGTCTGTTTTAAATAGTGATATTTATTTTTATTGGCCGCAACGACATTTTTCTTTGGAAACATTATTTTCATTAATTCCGACAATCCACTACGTTCTCCTGTAGTCATCCCATCAATTTCGTCCATAATTATGGCCATATCTTTTTTCTTATTACACATCAAGTCTAATACATTTTTGCGTCCCAATATCTTCTCCAAATTGGTTCCAACTAATTTCTGTGTGCGTATATCACTGGCATTAAATTCTATAATATCATAATCATACATTTTCAATATTAAATGGGCTACGGTAGTCTTACCTAAACCAGGTGGTCCCATCAAAAACAGACAATTGGGAGTTTTGGGTTTTTTATTTTTAAAATCAATAATCCATTGTTCGATGGTAGCTTTTATATTACCATTGGTTAAATAATTAGTAAAATCGACCGGTTTATATTTATCAATCCATTGCTGATTTTGATTCATAATGAATGGGTTGATAGTAATAGAAACTATTCCTTTATATACATACATAATCCAGTAGTTTTGCGCATATTCATACGCATATTCATACGCATATTCATACGCATATTCATACGCATATTCATACGCATAATTTATCAATACCTTCCCACGGTGTTTTACATTTATTAGCCCAACTACATTTATAATAGTTACCTTTTTTACCTTGGAATATGGGTAAATTAAAATCCATGACATCACTATCTAATGTTCCATCACCATGAAGACATACGCCGATTTTATTAATATTGCGACATTTATTATTATCAATAACATCCCAATAATCAGGACATCGGGCAATAAATGGTGAAAATGCTGGAGCGTCTTTTGCGACAAATTTCGATAAATATATATAATAACCGATAAAAATAAGTATTATTACACTGGCTACAATTGTTTTTAGTATAAACATAATATAGAATATAGTAATATAAAAAAATAAAAATTATTAAAAACTAAATGGATATTCACTACAGAAATTACAACTGGTATAATCACCCTTCACGGTGATACGATAAAAATAGTAATTGAATATTATGTACATAAACCCGAAGAAGAATGCGTAAATGGCTGAAGCTATCTTCAAAAATATGGCTTTATTTCTATTACATTGGATAGACATGGATACGGCCAATAAATTCATGGTAAATAAGGCAAATATTGCTACATATAACGTGAATTTAACAAAAAACTTCCAAACGCTATATCCCTCGTTGGGTCTTTTTCGTTCACTCTCAAATGCGGATTCAAAGGCGCTCATTATTCTTTACTTAGAAATTAAAAATAATCCATTAACAACATGTCTCATTATATCTAATTATATATATACCGTTTACATCATATTATCTATCGCCTCCATATTATAAATAAACAGTGATAATACCATAAAATATGTTCCGGTTCCTGTAAATCGCAAGTATTTAATATAGGATTTGTTAGGACAGAGCATTTTTAAAGGTGATAATATACAGTCTGTGCCGGTATGTTGCTCTAAACATCCTAAATACGTATTGGATAACATTGTGAAAACCAGAAATACACTAATAAATAATACCTTAGTTTTATATTTTATATCGGATTTTAATAGAACAGCTACGAGAAATAGCATTTTAAATATATCCGCCATATGGTCATATAAATCGCCAAATTGTGATCCGAGAGAATAACGTCGAGCGCAATAACCGTCACAACAATCGAATATATATCCAACAAAGGTTAATATTGCGCCATATTTATAATTTTTAATACTTATATGGTAAACACCATATATAGAAAGCAATAATGAAATTGTTGTTAGAATATTGGGTGTTATATTAAGCATATTAAAAAAAGGTGCCATTATTTCAATTGCCGATATTATAAGATTATCAATTGGGCTTTCTATTGAAGATTCTATTTTTCTACCATTTTCTACCATGTATTATTATATAATATACGAATATAATATTATTATAGTCTATCTATACTTATTTAAACATATGGTAATAAGTAGTATCATTATTTAGCATTATGCGCAATATCCTTATCATCGGTTCTTGTGCTCGTGAACAGAGTATAATTAAACATTTATATAATGAGTCTATGGACGTTACATTATATTGTATGGGAACGAATCATAATCCAGGTATTAAAAAAATGGTGAAACAATTCTCATTATATACAGATAATACGGCTGTATTACATTATTCACAAACCCACGCAATTAATTTGGTAATTATCGGTCCAGAAAAATACTTGGCTGATGGCCTAGTAGATTTATTGGAAGATAATGGTATATCATGTATTGGTCCACGCAAAGAACACGCACGCATTGAAACCGATAAACAGTATGCGCGCAACTTAATGCCCCAAGCAGTTAATCCTAAATATAAATTATTCAACTCATTATCTTCCCACGAAGATATCGCCACATACATAGATTTTATTCGCGAATTAGATTATTCCTATGTTATCAAACCTACCGGATTATGTTCGGGTAAAGGTGTCCAGGTATCTGGTCTACATTTTACGAATGATACCGAGGGTCTAAAATATGCCAGCGAACAAATAAAGGCTGGTCAGGCCATCTTAATTGAAGAAAAAATAATTGGCGACGAATTCACATTAATGTCCTATACGGATGGTGAACATTTATCGCATATGCCATTAGTTCGCGATTATAAACTATTGAACGAAGGTGATAGTGGCCCAAATACTGGGAGTATGGGATGTATTACCTATAATGATCATGGCATGCCCTTTTTATCATTAGAGGATATAGATCATGCGCAACATTTAAATGAAATGGTAATCGAATTATTAGCTTCACAATCTAAACATATATATCGTGGTGTTATCTATGGTAGTTATATTAAATGTCACAAAACCGGCGCTATTAAATTAATTGAATTTAATTGTCGTTATGGTGACCCAGAATGCGTGAATGTATTAGAACTATTAGAAACTCGATTAATAGACATATATGATAGTATTATTAATAAGACATTAGATAAATGCGCCATTACCTACAAACCTTTGGCCGTCATTTCAAAATATTTAGTTCCCAACCATTATCCAGACGCGAAAATTAGCGAACCGTTCTATGATATTGATTTAGAATGGTATAATCAACATGAGGCTCATATTCTATGTTCCTCAATGAATAATTATCAATCAACACAGTCACGAACCTTGGTCTATACTGATTCTGGCAATTTACTGGAGACACTACGACAGTCTATAAATATGGCTCTGGAACCACTCGCCGTTAATTTTAAATTTAGGCGGGACATTGGTGCAATCCATAATATGACCTACGCGAATTGTGGTGTCGATATCACCAAATCAATGGAGATTGTTAGTCATATGGGGACGCATATTGAAGCCACCTTAAATGACAATGTGATTCATGAACGAGGAGATTTCAGTGGAATAATTCGCATCCCCAAAGGCTATAATGACCCGGTTTTAATTGCGAGTATTGATGGGGTTGGTAGTAAATCATCTTTTTTATCGAAACTATTAGGCTCGTCCGCTTATATTAATTCTGGTAAAGATATAGTAGGCCATAGTATCAATGATATATTGGTGAAAGGTGCGAAACCGTTTTTCATGTTAGACTATGTTGCCTGCGATAAATTAAAAGAAGAAAACTTGGTAAATATAGTAAAAGGTATGTCGGAAGTCTGTGCTAAATATGATTGTCCAATTCTTGGTGGAGAAACGGCCGAAATGCCTAAAATTTATAACCAAGATGAGATTGATATTGTGGGTAGTATTGTGGGTATTGCCGAAAGACACCGTTTAATAAATGGGAAACGTGATATTTCGGTTGATGATATTATAATTGGTTTACCCTCCAATGGCCTTCATACCAATGGGTTCTCTATGATCCGCAAATTATATAAAAATATACCGATTGATGCAGATATGGTGAAATGGCTTAGTCAACCCCATAAATGCTATTATGATGAAGTCCAGTTATTAAATGATAATGGGGTAAAATATAATGCTCTGGTGCATATAACTGGTGGTGGCCTATTAGATAATCCACCGCGAGTATTGTCTGAAAATAAAAAAATAATATTGGAACGTAAATCGTTTACTACTGTGGACGACCATTATTTTAAAAATATACAGAAATTGGGTAATATTAGTGATGAAGAAATGTATCGCACTTTCAATTGTGGTATTGGCTTTATGATAGTCATGAATGAACCAAACTATCATTTGCTAAAACAGGTTTTCACTAATAATAATATACCATTCCATATGATTGGTTGTGTAATAGAACGCGCCAATCCACAGGACCCTGCTGTAATTATTACCTGATAGGGTAGGATATACTATATAACCTTAGCAATTCGTATGTATTAAAAAAATTGAATTACAAAAAAACATAAAAACATAAAAACATAAAAACATAAAATACTCAAAGACTATACTCAAAGACTATACTCAAAGACTATACTATACTATAATCATGTCGTTATTTACAGAATTAACCATGGATAGTCTCCGCCATAAACAACCAGAAAAAATTAAAACACTTATGAAAGACCATCAATTAGCGATGGTTCACGCAATGATTACCCATGAAAAAACCGCAGTGTATAAAAAATCAAACAATATATATAGATTTAATATTGGCATTCTATGTGATTCAGTTGGTAGTGGGAAATCATTATCTATGTTAGGATTGGTAGCATCGGGCCAAAATGTTTTTCCCATTGAACCCAAATATGGACCGGTGGATATATATAAAATTAAGTACCAACAAATTACTACTAATACACATGTTGAAATGAAAAGATGTGAATCAAAACAGATCGCGCCAATATTAATACCAATTGATGTAATTATTGTTGCTCATACTATCGTTAAACAATGGGAAACCTATATAAAGAATGATACTACTCTAAAATATCTCGTCGTTTCCAGTAAAAAAACTATGAATTCCCTATTACTGGATGATAATAAATCAGTTCGTAGTCAAGAAGAAATAGTGACGGCATTGAAAGAATATGACGTCATCTTAGTTTCAGCTACACGATTAGAAGACTTTCGTTACTCTATCAAACCCATTTATGGTAGACATGCTCGGTTTAACCGTGTTATTATAGATGAGGCTGATTCTATTAAGGTCAAGCGCCTTTTACCATCGAGATTTATATGGTATATGACTTCGTCATTCAATACTCTACAATCCCCATATGGAACTTCTGTTTATAAAAATGCGAATGGAGAAATGTCGTCCAGTTATTCTTATAATAACTTTAACCGCCAGATTGTCATTAATACTATGAATTATTCTGGTCATATTCGCGATGAATTCAATGATATGTCGGCATTCAACTACTCAAACGATATAAATTCCATTATATATTTCCGTAATAACTCGACATTTGTCAGTAATTCATTCCAATTAGCACCACCGATAATAACTATATTAAAATGTATTAATCCGACAACATTAAATGTTTTAGATGGTATTATAAATGGTGGTATTATCAGCCTGGTAAATGCGGGTGATATTTCTGGTGCTATTGAAAAATTTACTGGGGTTAAATCAACTGAAACGAATCTTATTAGTATAGTGACCCGCGATTTACAGATTGAGTTGGATAATGAACTTATAAAATATGAGATGAAAATGAAAATAACCTATACAAGTTCCCTTGTTAAAAAAATAACTATTAATAAATGTATTGAGCGTCAGAAAGAACTAAAGCATAAAATCCAAATGATCACGGACCGCTTAATTCGTAATAACCAATGTCCAATATGTTATGATGAACCCGTTAATTCAACTATTACGGAATGTTGTAAAACCAAATTCTGTTTTGAATGTATTACCTTATGTATGAATTCGAAACCATCATGTCCGCAGTGTAGAGCTAAAATGAATATGTGTAATATTATTGTTAGTGTTCCTGATGATGCTGCTCCTGCGGCCGATCTAATGCCCATAAAAGAAAATGTGTTATTGGAAAAAATCACTGTTCTAAAAAATACAATTGATAAGATATATCAGAAAAATAGCAATTCCAAGATATTGATATTTACCGAACATGAAACAATCTATAGTAAAATCGAACCGTTTTTAATAGAGCAGTCATTAACCTATTCGCGGGTAATGGGAAGTGCCGTTCGTATCGACAATATATTAACGACATTTAAACAGGAATCTTCTAACGATAAATTGGATATATTATTATTAAATTCTCGTCACTGTGGTAGTGGTCTAAATATAGAAAATGCCACTGATGTGATTATATATCATTCCATGACTCCAGAATTGGAGATGCAAGTAATTGGTCGTGCTCAAAGACCGGGGCGCACCTCGGTCCTTAACATTTGGAAATTACTTAATGAAAATGAAATATAATAACTTATTATGATTTATAGAAATTTAGTATAACAATATTAATAGAGATTACACCATAGTAAACATGATTATATATCAATATTTTTTTTACAATTGCTTTCTTATTATAATGGGATATGGGTTCTTCGATCATGTTCTGACACAATATAGTGTTGCCTATAATAAGTACGATAAACAACGACAACTATATATAATTAAAAATATTATTAAATCTATAGTTTTAGGATATCTATCATTTTTAAATGTGGAATCGTATTCGATGATACTACATAATAAATGGGATAATACCACAGCATATAAATACGCAAGTAATTTTGTCGCGAATGATTTTATGGGACTATTACTTATTAGTAAATTACCATTTAATACTAAACTACATCATATTACCAGCGTTTTATTATATATATATATGGTTCATCAGGATTTTAATGAAAATCATACTGCTAAATTAATATTAACCTATGGGGCATTTTCGGCCATTCCATTTATGGTTAATCTATATCTGGGTATTCGCTACATTATTGATACTGACCGATTATATTATTTACGGACATTATCAAACTATACATATAAGATTAGTTGTATCTTAAATATATCAACACATGCCTATATAATAATGATAAATCATCATTATACTTTAAGCTGTGTTTTATATATCATATGTTTAATTCCCATTATTAATGATGATTTAATTCTAATTAAATGGTTGGAAAATAAAAAAATAAAAAATACTTAGGATTAAAATAATAATAAATAAATATATATATATACATATATACATACATACTCATATTATGGAACAACACCTTCAGACATCGACATCGACATCGACATCTAAAAATACACCAAAAACAAAAACAAAAACAAAACAAGTCATAGAATCAAAGCAATTATGTAGTGGATGCGCATCAGAATCATTAAATTATAGTAATCATATTGGTTTCTGTTTTTAATTTTTATATTTTTATATTTTTATATTTTTATTTATTCTTCGTCATCCGATTCGTCATCCGATTCATCTTCGGAAAATTCGATGATGAGGCCAGCATATACATGTGTTACGCCATACAATGGTGTTTCAATAACGGATTTGACCATCCAATGATGTGTTCCATTATAGTAAATCTTGACGATATTAGTATCGTCTTTTTCCAGATATTCTTCCACCTTTTTAAATGGGTGATAAAGTTTCGAGAAATGTACGAATCCATATTGATTGCCAGTTTCAATATTGGTTTTTAAATCCACGTTACAAACAACCCCCCATCCAGAATTGTTTAAGTGTTTAGCTACTAATTCAGGGGTAGTATTTTTGTGAAGCCATGGAATGTGGATTGATTTGATCGCATTAACATTATTATTGAGAATGTTAATATGAGAAATATCCTGTTTATTGCTAACACTAGCAATAGCCAACATATTTTTGAGGTCTATACATTGATAGACATGTTGGTCTGTTTTTAAACCCTGATATGGGGTCAAGTCAAGAAATAGTTCATCCGCATTGTCTGCCCGATGGCGAACATTTGTGATGACATATTTCTGTGTTTGCGAGATTTTGCAATTATTCAACATTAGACTGATGAGTTGCCCCGCTTTGAAGTCGTTTTTCCCAAACATTATGAATTTCTTCCACTAAAAGTTCCGGTTGAATACCTAATATTTTAGCACGAGGAATTATAATATGTTTGTATATTCCGTTTGTCACTTTATCCATTTGCGCGAGTTGCGAGTTGCGAGTTTGAGTTTGAGTTTGAGTTTGAGTTTGAGTTTGTGTATAATCTCAACTATAGTCTATTTCCATAATCAATTTTTTTTTGTAGCTCTATGGCGCCATAGCACCATAGCACCATAGCACCATATCACCATAGCACCATAGCACCATATCACCATAGCACCATTAAAATGGGTCCATAATCTATTTTTATATTGTTATATTTTATATGAATTCGAATTTAATCATGTATTATAGTGTTATTGCTATAATGATATTATTAGAAGCCACAAGTCTATCATTATTTAAATCCGATAATAACTTATATATAGTTATCGGTGTGATTTTATACGCAGCTGTTGGGTTCGGGTTTAATTTCGTAATTAAAGAAAGGGGGTTGGCGATAGGACATGCTCTATTTGATATAATTACAGTAATACTAATTTCCGGTATTGGTATTTTATATTTCAAAGAAGAACTATCCTATAAAAAAAAAATCGGCCTTTTATTAGCTATAATTAGTGTTTATTTGATTGAGAGTCCATAAACGAATATAATATATGCCAAAATATTAAATGTCTAATAAAATATTAACCATATGTAGTCGATCATTAAAACACTTTAAAACTATCATGAAACAGAATGATAGTAATCGCATCATGATTGGTGTAAGGGGCGGTGGTTGTAATGGATTACAATATTATATAGAGCCGTTTAAGGGAACACTTGATAAAAATGATGAAATTATAAAAATAGATAATGAAAATGAAATTATTATATGTGGTAAAAGTGTATTATTTCTTATTGGAACGGAGATAAAATGGAAAACGGATTTTTTAGGAACTGGTCTCGAATTTATAAATCCCAATGCGAATTCTACCTGTGGGTGTGGCGAAACGTTTAATGTCGACTAAATCTATCCAGATTATATCATAAAAAATTGAATAATTATTTTACAAAACATACATATACATATACCCATTATTAGTAATTTATCTATTTATTGATACATTGGCCATCGTAATCGTAATCTTAATCTTAATCTTAATCTTAATCTCAATCTGAATCGTAATCTTAATATGGCTCCATGTTCCAGAACCGATATTATTTGCCAAGCCTGTTCCGAAAAATGTTACCAATCATTTATTGAGGACCTACATTATAACTGTAATTATCCGATATATATAGAAAAGATGAATAATACCAAAAAACAGTCACAGGATATTTTTATAAAATTGTTGGATATTATAATGTCCACTAAATGTCCACCTATAAATGGACTCGAATATAAAAAAAATATTAAACGGTATGGGTGTAGAGTATGTCGTATATCGACACAACCAGGTTCTATATTCGAATCCCAATCCCATAAATCCTATATTTATATGAAGTCGGCACAAATTGTATATTTATATGAAATTTTAATGAAATATAGACATCTTAAATATAATAAAGAACTATTATTAGAAACGCAATTTGGACAAGAACTCAAATTTAAATTATTAAATATGCTAAACAAATCTTATATACAACCATTCTCTTATAGATGGAAAACAGCACCCTATTATTTGAAAGAACTATATGGAATGGATATGTAGAATCTCTTATTTTTTTTATATATAATGGATTATGGATTATGGATTACTAATCAAAAAAAATTGATTTGTATTATGATCATTATGGTATGTATAATACGACCGATAACCGATAACCGATAACCAATAACCAATAACCAATAACCAATAACCAATAACCGATAACCGATAACCGATAACCAATAACCAATAACCGATAACCGATAACCGATAACCGATAACCATGGCGAAAGAATGTTCAGTATGCTTTGACGTTCCGGAAGGTGAATATATCTATAAATCAAGTTGTGGGCATGTATTCCATAATAGTTGTATGATTCAATGGTTGGCTACTAATAATACTTGTCCTGTTTGTCGGACCGAGTTATATAAAAAGGGCCCTGAAAATGAACAAGAGGACGTTGGTGAATTACCAATAATAATCAATTATGATAATGCCTATAATTCCCAATTGGTTCATGTATTAGATTCATTTATTAATGATACGTTACAATACCCGGAAGATTGTTGGGAAAAAGATGATGAAGGACACTCTATTATAACTTTTTATCAACGCAATATCAATGGTGAAAAAAAACGTATTTACACTATGTTGCGAAGATTCGTATTGAATAATAACTATATCTATATGGCTGAGATTAGTTTAGTTCAAGATTTGACGTCCAACAAACATAAATACCATAACAAAATCGACAAATATAAATATCGAAATCAAAAAAAACCAATAAATTTTAATTATTATAGAAACCGGAGAAATTTTGTTGGAAACCGCCACCTTAAATGCTAATATCACTACCAAACTATAATATTCGATTATATGTTATTTGTACATATTATATATATATATATATTTTTTTTACTGACAATAAATTACGGTATGGACGGACCATTAACAAATTATAATTTTTATACATATTATATATTATAGAATATAGAATATAGTATGCATTGTTTTTCTAAAAACCACACTTCCAAGAAACCACATGGAGAAATGACATCGCATAGACGGAAATTTCATATGGACTTATATAATTCGATTAATGCGGATGAACAGAAATTATGTTATTTAAGATACTTAATTGACGATAACTATACATTTAGAGATGAAGATATAGACGCCATAAAAAAGCTTAATATTAAAACCAAATATTTTTTTTTGGAAGATGATGATAATACAAATAATAATATCGGCCAACAATTAATAAATAATAATCAATATATAAATAAATTATTACCAACCTATATTATTTTTAAGAACAATAATAAAAATAAAAGAAAATGGAAACGAATTACTAAAAAAATAATAAGAAATGATCTCACTTCCCGCAATTCTATAAAATTTTTTAAAGATCAGGATGAATTTAATGCGAATTTAGATAACTACGTATATAATAATACTTTCCAACGTGACAATATTAAAGTGTCTCTCTATGGAGATTCCATCGAACATAAAAGTATTTATAAAAAACTCCGAATTAAATATGATTTCTATTATGTAAATATAACCGAATATGAAACAATACAAACTAAAATAAATTTTCTGAAAAATAAACAATTATTAGAATTATTAGGTGCTGAACATATCATTATTGACCGCCACAATTTATCCCATACATTAAATTCACATATTGTGGGAATGACACAATATAGTGTCGATGAAACACTGCGTCTAAATAATGAACAACGGGATAGTGAAAAAAAAATGGATATTTATAAATATCGTCTACGGAAAGGTTTCTATAGTACGGTTTCGGATTTCATGAAAAAGGTCGATGATGATAAATATATATTATTGTCTCGTGAAGAAATTGATATGGATTTTGAATTGAAATCGTTAATTGGCGCGCGTATCGAAAAATCATTGAAAGAATTTAATAAAGTCATACGTGTTTCAAAAATAACCAATAAGGAACAACAATTAGAAATACTTATTAAAAATGCTTATGGTCTATCATTTTCACGTAAACATAATAATAAGTCGATGAATTTCTTGAAAATAAAGGCTGTGTTTTATGGGGTCGATATGTTATACTGTATTGACGAAATCCCATTAACATATGATGGCTTTAAAATATTAAATGATATGACTAATGGTGAAAAACGTAAATATATTAATAATTTTTATTTACGTGTGCTGAAAAAAAATAACTGTTTATCCAAGCATCTCGCGAAAATCGAATCTATTGATAACCAAACTGAACCACAACAAACGTATATCGACCGCGCTAATAATATTAATTCCTATTTTAATATTGAACAATTATTAGAATATCTCAAAGACCCGAATGATGTAAAATTAAATTCGGATGGCTTTGATATATTGCGAATGTGTACCATCAATAATCCCCAGACTGATTATAATATGTCAAAAGAAACATTTTTACGTCGTATAATAAAACTTAATAATATAGAATGGTCGCTATTTGAATTGTTTATAGTAAATGATAAAAAAATATCGATTAAAATACTAATTAATAAAAAATTAAAATCATTTGATAATATACGCATTTATGTTATTGAGTTTCTAAGCCACCCCGAATATTGTTCATTAAACGAACGTGGGTTTTATTTTGTATTTAATAATAATACAACCGCCACATTTATCCATAAAAAAAAAATATTAATTAAATATGTAAATCGGTATTTAAAATATAATGCCAATACGAATACGAATACGGACGCACATATACCCATAATTCGTAACTATATGAATACGATCGATAACAAAATTACCAATGTTATATACGACCTCGATTATTTTTCATTTAAATATTTACTAAAATTTATTACATACAATGACGACACTCTCGATGATAATCGTATATTAACATCACCACTACACAGGAATTCAACTCCTCCTATTTTTAATTCACAAATACAACTCCGTCAAGAGACGCCGGAATTAAAATATAGCATTAACATCGCAACAAAAGAACAACTATGTCTGGTTAGTTTATAATAATTCCGGACTATTTCTATATGAATTTTTTAAATCGCGACCATTTGTTTCAGTTAAATAATTAAATTGTTGGTCTTCCTTCGGATTATATTTTAATTCTTGCATTTGTGTTTTATTATATAATACTTCGGAAGGAGATTTGGTAGATGTAGCTGTAGCTGTGGTCGTCTGGTAATTCTCGGTTTTTGTTGAAAGTGCAATATAAATAAGTGTCAATAATATAGCAATAATTATTAGTAATTCCATGAGATATACTATACAATAATATATTAATATCATTTCATCCAAATGATATACTAATATCATTTCATCCAAATGATATACTAATATCATTTCATCCAAATAATATACTAATATCATTTCATTGATAGATAACACCAACCCGATTTAGAATCTGGCGTTCAGTTAAATTAGTTCGCTCTTTTAATAAATTGATAATATTGTCGACACCAATAAATCCAGGATGTTTAATAGCATTATATTCGAAATCTAATTCAATAGTATTATTATTAAATATAGTCTTTGCTTTATTATATTTTTCAAGGTAATCGGCTGGAATGTTATATTTTTCTTTAATAATATTTAATATTGTTGGAACATCCCCATGTGCGGTGATTAATTTCAATGAATTTTTAGTTCCCAATCCATGTATACGATCACAATAATCACAACCACATAATATACAGAAATCTATCCACTGATCGTTGGTGAAATTTAATTTATGTAATATTTTATCTAAATCATAACACATAATTTTACTGGTACCAATGAAGAAATTACGGAGCACAATTCGGGCCCCGGATGTTAATAGGTCCATGTCATCCGACAAAACCATATCAACAATACCGTCTTTACATAATTTCCCACAAACTAAATCGGCCTCACCAACAGACTGAATAAATTGAATATTCATCATTGTCAGCATATTTTTTAAATCTTGAATATTTTCGCTGGTAACGCGCACTAACTTTTTTTGTAATCGGCTAATTTCGACCGAACATTTCATTTTCTCTTCAGAATCCTCGCAATCGGTTTTAATTACTTCTAATTCCTTAATATTATTTTTAATATCATCTTTACGTTCGCGACGTTGTTGTAGCGTTTTATTTTTTTCTGGTGGTGGAATTCCGTCAAAAATATAAATTGGTATCATATTATTTACTCGCAGACGATAAATTTGCTGGAAAAACCCTTCCAGAAACCGATCATTTTTATATAAAAATTTATAGAAATAGATGCTTGTATCTATAGCTATTTTTTTCCCGGAAAAATCTTTTAGAAGAGTTTCGGTAATTGCCTCTGGCGAATGCTCTCTTAGAAACGGATTTAGTTCTTTTACTCCCATTATAAATAAATAGATAAATATATATATATATGTATATATACCGTTATACGATAATGTATAATACTATATACAGATTATCTATTTAAATTAAATTTAATTTAATTTAATATTTATCTATTTTAATTAAATTTAATATTAATCAATTTTATATTATTTATATTATATAAAAGTCAGCCATGATTTGTCATTCGAAGTGTCATTTTTAATTTAGTATCGATTTTAGTTTCTCGTATATATGACATATAATCGTCGATATTTTTTAGAAAATCGGGTTGTTGGGAGAAATCGACATAGAGTCGATTAAGAATATGCATATTCTCATTATCCCATTTCAATATATTTTTCTTATCACAACTCCCATATTTATTTATTAGATCCATGAAATATTCTAATTGGAATAATAACGCACCTTTAATAAAAAAATAGGAAAATACTGATGTTGTTTGTTGGAACTTATTACAATTATATGGTTGGTTAAATTCCGCTATATTTGTAAAACCATAATGAACCAGTATTTTGGCTATCTGAAATAATGTAAATTTTAATTCCGAGGCAATACCGCGTTTGAATAAACGCCAATTAGAGCGATTATCAGTTTCATATGATAATAGCATTGTATTTATTACAACCGCCAACATTTCGGTATAGGCTTCAAATACTTTAAAATCGGGTTCGTTGGGAATATTAAATATTTTACTAAAATCTATATTAAAATGGCGATCATCAATATCCATACAATGGATCATTTCATGTATAATGGATTTTAACATTTCTTCTTTACGGAAAATACCAATAATATTATGGTTATTATCTTGTGGAAATATAGTAACCGCAGAATTAATTTCATTAATACCTAAATTTTTAGTGGGTCCGAAGGTTTTATTATAGTCTGTAAAATATAATAATAATGAGAATTCTTCTTCCCGTTTCGCCATGGTTGGAATTAAAAATATACGCACTACTATTTTACGCATTTCCTTTTTAGAAATGTTTTTCTTCGTAACAATAGATAGATTACATTTAGATTTCCCAAAAGTGATCGTATAATTATAATGTGTATAGGCATGTGAATTTTTGTTCATTTCAATTTCAACACTGGGTGGTATAAAATTACTCGAAATCATATAACTATCATTTATTGAATTATATGGTGTCTTTTTCGGTCGCGGTATAACTATATGCGAATCAATTTCCTTATAGGTTTTAATAACGGTATTATGTAATTCCCTTAGATACATAATAGTTAATAATATTATTTTTTCTTTCCTCGCAACTTAACTCCAAGACAACGTTCTAATTTCCCCAATAGTTGATTATCTGGTAAGGCTTGACCGTTTTCATATTGTGTTATCAATGAGCTTGGTTTTTGAATCATATTTGCTAATTGTTTTTGCGTAAGACCTTTCGCATTACGAGCTTGCTGTATCGTTTTAGATAAATTAAAATCTATAGTATCATGTTTTAACTCTTCCGTTTCATTATCTAATTTATAATTCGTATTAATTGCTTCCGAATTCTTTTTTTTCGCATTAGTAACAAAGTCACCCTTTCTCATAGCTTGCTTTTTATATGCTCCTAAATTTAATTTATTGCGCAACACCACCGTATCGTCAAATAATTTTCCAGTATCCATTACTATAATAATATTATTATTATTATTATTATATATAATATAATAAGCGGTTTATATATAAATAATAATAATAATAATAATAATAATAATGTTATCTAATCATAATAGAGTATTATGATACCCATCGCATTAACGACATTAATAGTATTCCTTA